ACTTTAACTGTGGGTCTTGACCACCCAAAGCACCGCCAATAGCACTACCAAACTGTTGACCAGCAAGATAAGTACCATAGTTGGCACGAGCCATTGGGTCAAGATTTGCATATTGCATAGCCTGAGCCTGTTGAGCTTGTTGTTGAGCTTGTTGGTACTGCTCAGGAGTAGAGAAAAGTCCTGCAATGTCTGCCATGATTATTCCTTAAAACAATGTAACTGGTCTGTTATCAGAAAACCCAGTTGTTTGCCCATAATTAAAAGCATTTTGATTTTGAACATAAGGTGGGTTAAAGTAATTCTGTAAACCTTGAGATAATTGTTGGCTTCCAGCTAATCCAGTTAACAAACCAGATAGCGGGTCATAACCCGAACCTTGTTGTTGAGTCAAAGCGGCACTCGTACCACCTTTCAATAATGATTGACCTACATTAGCTCCATAAGCAGCTGCTTGACCACCTAAACCAGCACCTAAGGTCAAAGGCTGTTGACCCATTTGTTCAATGCCTTGTGAAGCACCCAAATAACTTTGGAATGGTGCAAGAGCATTAGTCTGACCAGTCTGGTACTGATTCAATAGATTAGAACCACTACCAAACAATCCAGCACCAAACGCAACATTCTGTTGACCAGCTTGCTGTGCATTAGCCGCCAAAGCAGCATCTTGTTGGGCAAGAGCGTTATAGTAGGCTTCCATCTCAGGAGTAGTAGCACCCAATCCTGCAGCACCACTTGGTCTAGCACCTGTAGCACCTACAGACAATCCACCACGACCTTGTTGGAACAACTGGTTCTGCAACTGAGCCATCTGACGCTCACGGCTAGGAGCAAGCAAGTCCTGTTGTTGTTGCATATATTTAGCTGCAACATCTTGAGGATTTTGACCCAAGTATTGTTGACCTAAACCAAACAAACCTGAAGCCGCTGTCTGTAAAGGTTGATACTGTTGTTGAGCCTGTTCTGCTTGAGTTAAAGCACCACCAGCAAGACCAGATAAGCGGTTTTGATAGGCTTGTAACTCAGGACTGACGTTATATCCAGCACCAGTTAAGTAGCCTTCAGGCGACATCTGGAAGTTAGAACTACCAAACCTTGTAGTAACTCCAACAGGGCGAAACTTAGCCGCATTAGCCGCAGCATTAGCCGCATCCCTTTGAGCCTGAGCAGACTGATATGCCGCATTCTCTGTGGCGTTGGCTTGGCTACTTGAGCCTAAAAGACCCAAGCCTCCAATAATTGCACCTGAAATCCATGGCATATTATTCCCCTTTAATCAAAACTTCATCCACATTAGACGAGTCTTTTTCGTCTGTAGCGTGAATACAAAACCAAACAACATCGGTGATGGCCTTGATGCCATGATTCTCACCAGCTTTTATTTCAATACAAGCAGGGGCTTCAATAATCTGAATGTCCCCTTCATTTACAACAACTACCTTACCTTGCGCTATCACAGACAAATGACTGTAGTTATGCTTATGCTGCAATAGCATTTCACCAGCCTTAATATGCGTTTCTTTTGCATATAGACCATCAGAAAAGTGGTGGGTAATCATGCTGTTCTTTGCCACATATAGGCCACGATATATGGTTGTAAGTTTGCGTTTGTACCACTTACACCCGATGTACTGTTGGAAACAGTAACTCCTGTTGCCTTTGTTTGTGTCTGCCCTGAAACGAATGCAGTTGTATAACTTGCATTTGCAGCTTGCACAAGGTTTACATTGCCTCCACCACCACCATACATATAGTAATCATGGAAGTGACCGCCATCAGTAACAGTTGCTGTGTGAGTGTGGCTTACTACAACAGCATCTGCACTACCGCCAGTATTGCCACCAACAAAACCACCTCCATGACCAATCATTACTCTGCCAGCACCATAAGCCACCCATGTTCCAAAGCCCATTAAAGTGGCTGGATTTACAGAGCTACCAGCATTTATATAAACTGAACCAATTGGATATACAACAGATAAAGCCGCTTGCACAAAAGCTGTTGTGGCTAATAATGTTGAACTATTGCCATAAGATTGTGTTACAGCAGTTGTACCAGTTGGTAGTGATGGAGTTCCAGTAAGAGTAGGACTCGCAAGATCAGCTTTAGTTGAAATAGCTGTTTGAATATTATCAAACTCAGTATTTAATTCAGTGCCTTTAACAATCTTTAAAGCATTGCCTGATGAAAGAGCATCTTTGGTGGCAAAGTTAGTTGATTTGGTGTAATCGGTCATGTTATTCCTTTATGTCACTTTTCCGTTTTTTGCTTGAATTTCAATCTTTTGAATAGATAAACCAGAGCCGTTAATGTTTGTCTCATATCCAGTTTGAACAATCTTTCCTGTGCCAGTTGCATTTATTCTTAGTGTTTGTAAAGCAACACCAGTTGAGTATTCAGCAATTACAGTTGCATTTTCACCATATTCCGCAATGCCATACTCAGCAATTCCTTGTGTTGGAATTATTGAATTTTCAGAAGCATAATTTGTTTTAAAATCAAAACCCCATTTAAATGTCATTGTTTGGTTAGTTCCACCAATGACAATAACAGAAAGGCGTTTTAAAATTGAGGTTATGTTTTGGTCGCCAAGATCAGCATGATTAGTGTAATACAACATCCTATATGCAGATTGATAATCTTGGTAAGTTCCATACAAACCAATATAACCATTTTTACCAATGTACAAAGTACCATCACGGCGTGACAAAAATGATGTTGGAGTTATAGAGTCCCAAGTTGTTACCCTTGCAGAACCATCAGGCAAATACGCTTTTGTATCAAAACACCAAACAGCACTAATACTAGGGGTAACCAATAAATAGAATGCTTCTTTTTCTGAGTAAACAGACTTTACATTTGATAGTGTTTCACCACCAATCACAGTCATCAAATCGTTACGCACATTCTTAGACAAGTCTCTTTCAGGAGCAGATTTTTCTTGAATTGTTCTCATCAAAGAACGAATGCCAGAGTTAGACAAAAACAGCACATCAGTGCTTGTTGTTTGAATGCTGTCTCTGGCAATGCAACCAATGCCTTCAACTGTGTCACTCAACACAATGCTTGATGGAGTAGTAGCTCCAGAGTAGATCAAGATTTGACGCTTGCCAAAAATAAACAAGAATCCATTATGAGCAGCCAAACCAGTTATTTGGTCAGCCCCATTAGGCCAAACATTGTTGACATTCAATGAGCCAGATGTTCCTGTAGACCACACATGACCCGAAATTAAGTCACTGAAGTAAACAGTAGAATTATTAGCTGTTGTATTTGCCGCCCACAAACGACCAAAAGCTGATATACAAATGTCAGCATCAGGAACAGTAGCAGCATAACCCGTCTTTTCACTAACCCTACGATACGTTGTAGTGCTAACAGCGGGGTCATAGATCAAAGGATTGTGACCAGTTTGGAAGAAGTAGGTAATTCCATTCAAAGATGCACATTGCCAATTACTTGCAGTAATCGTTGGTGCAGTACCGCCACCACCATAGGTTAACTCAGTAACTACATTGCTTGCACCCAACTTAAATATCTTGTTGTTACCAGCAAACAATACAGTCAAAGTACCATCAGTCTGAACTAACTCATGGATGACCTTAACGTCATTAGCACCAAGGTTACCACTAGAAGAATTAACCCTTGACCAACCCTTGCGTGAGCCAATGCGACCATACTGGTCAATGATGCAGTTAGTAGCAACCAAAGCAAATCCAGCCGCTAAATCAAGCGGTGAATCTTGAGTATTTACCCCAAAAAAACCTGGGGCTGAAATACTGCTAACTGTTAGTTGCTCTGCCATTACACCGCCACAAAAGCATCATTTTCAGGGGAACGAGCCAACTCTAAAGCAATCAAGTCAGACATAGAAGACTTGAACAAAGCATACGCCTCAGAACTGCTTAAACCGCCATCCTCGCCACGTTCGACCAATGCCCTAGCATAAGCACCCAACACTATTGGCTCCTTTGCCAAAAGGGTTGTATCTGCATCTGCTGTAAAATCATTTTCAGGAACAATCAAGCTGAAACGAATGTTGTAGACACCATCAGGAACAGGCCAAAACTTAACCTTCAAATCGCCATCTGTATTTACACCTTGAACTGTGTAGTACATGGGAAGATTTTGAATAGGTGTAGGAACTGTGTAATACAGAATATCGTGTTGGTCGTGAGGTAATGGAGTCAACTGATAGTAACGTGTGGTGTTAATAACATCCATCGTCTTGAAACGTGTGCCAGCATTTGTTAGTGCATACTCACCCACTTGACCAGTGGTAGTAGTAATAGTCACTGCTTGATTAAAGGCATCCCAATCATAAGCATCAGCCACTTGACGCTTAGTATCGTTAATGTACTTACCAATAAGTGCTGAGTATGTAGTTCCAGAAACAGTAGTAACTACTGGTTCACGCAAGCGAACCAATACATCATTAACTAAACTAAGATATGTAGGTAAGGCCATAGATCACTTCTTTCCTTTATTTCTTGACGAAATCGCTTTAGCTTTTGCCTTTGCGTCTGCCTTAGATGAAGCACCCCATGCTTGCAGAGAAAGTAGCAACCTTGTTGGTTTGCCATCCTTCATCTCTGCGCCTTCCATGTTGCCCATCCTAGCGAGAAAAGAAGCTCGTCTTGGATTGTCACCTGACTTTACAGGTGGCTTGAGGTTTCCCCCAGTTTCCGCATTATAAGATGATCTTCCCTTGGCATTCAAGCCGCCCTTTGGATTTTGACCAGCTTTTGTTTGCCAAGTAGGAGATTTCATCAGTACCCCATCATTGTTTTCTTTTTAGGTTTCTTTGCTGTCTTTGCCGCCTGCTTGAAGTCAGCAGCAGTAGGTGCAGCTTTAGAGCCAACCTTGTTCATCTTTTCGCCAGAACCTGCTTTTATACGAGCCTGTTTTGCATTGATGTTGGCATAAAGTCCGTTTTTCATTTCATCTTCTTTTTCATTGGTTTAGACATACCAGCCTCTGATAAAGCAATAGCAATTGCTTGTTTGCGAGACTTAACAACTTTGCCAGTTTTAGAGCCAGTGTGAAGTTCACCAGCCTTAAATTCTTTCATTACCTTACCAACTTTTGCCATTTTCTTTGTAGCCATCATTTACCCCTTGAAGATTTCTTCATCATGTTAGTTGCTGTACGCTGACCCCGCATAGGCATCGCTTTTGGCTTGCCAACTGCCACCATAATTGCAATGGGAATGCCCTTTTTAGGGGCTTGAGGCATAGGTTTCTTTGGTTTGGTTGCCATGACTACTCCTTAGTAAAGAATCTTAGCTGTGATAGTGCCTGTTACATAAACAGTGCAATTAGCCCGTAGATACTTGGGAGCATTAGCAACTGTGACAATGCCATCAGCGGTTAATGAAGTACCCAAAGTTGACCAATTAGTGCCATCTAAACTGCCTTGGAGAACAACAGTAGCAGAAGTAATTCCGCTAACTTGCAAGAAGGCAGGAGAGCCAGCATCACATTGAACAGCCCTAGATGCGCCTGTTGCAGTAACAGCACTTAAAAGGGAGACTGCGGAGGTTAAAGAACTCATGGTTTACCCTTACTTTAAAGTGAGTTGATACAAAGTGTTTTGGTACAAAGCAACAATTTCGTCAATCTTGTTGTGCAATGCTGTTTCTAAACGAGGAACGATCTGTTGGCGGTTAGCTTCAATCCAGTCCATTTGCTGACGCAATACCTGTGAAATCGTACCTTTGTACTTGTTATTCACATAAGGAATGTCTAAGCGAATATCAAATTTACCTTGATATTGTTGGGCAAAATCATCAGCCAAAGGAACAATTGCCTCATAAAACTCATTTAAAGTGTTATGTTCAGCAAAAGAAGATGTTTTGAGATGAATCCTGTGGGCAATCTCTCTTGCCAAAAACAGCATCCCAACAAACTCAGCAGCAGTGCTTTCCATGATTAATCCTTAGTAATTGGGCCACCTGATTTCCACGCATCGCAAGTACGAGCAGCAGCACAGGTAAAATGAAACAACTCACAGAAACCAAGATTGGCGGCATCAATAAACTCTTGGTCATACTCAAGCTCATTATTTGAGCTTTTGCCAGCTTCTAAACCGCTTTTGATGCACTCCATCATCTTGGGAGTCTGTATAAATGCGGCACAGTTGCCACATCTCATATCTTTAACTACATCACTAGGTGCGTTATACATCTTGGCTTTTTTAATCCAAAACGCATCATTTGCATCATCAGGATTTGGTGGACCATATCCAAACTTAGCAAAAGCATTATTTCTGTTCTTTAAATTAACAGTAATATCTTGGGTTGGCAAGGGGCAAACTTCGCCTGATAAGAGTCCTTCTTTCATTTGAAGAACCTATCTGCTACAAAAGTAAATGCCCCGCCAGCAATACTGGCGATAGTCATTCCCATCCAAAATCCACCTTTAGACTTGTTTGCAAGCTCTAAAAGAGACTTTACGTCAACACTAAGATTGTGCATCTCTTTTTGTAGAGCCTCTACTTGAGCCTCTAACTTACCGAAATCTCGTGCATCTACTTCAGACATTTGCTACCTTTCTTGGCCTACCCATGCGCTTTACTTGAGGCATGACAGGCGCAAATGCGGTATCTGTCCGTACTGAATTGTAATCATACTTGGGTTCTATAGATTCTTCAACATCTATTCTTTCGTAACCAGCATGACCTTTCATAGAGTCTATATCGACTTGATGAACAAAAGTCACAGTGTTACCGCTTACTAGACACTTGAATGTAGCCATAAAACCTCAGAAGTTAAAAAGGGAGAGGTTTTACCCCCTCCCCTAGACTGTTTAAACAGGTCGAGCAATAATCAATTTGATGGTGGTAGATGCCAGATCGACAGAACTACCAGTCAAGTTGTCAGTTGCCACAGTCACAGTATTTGCGGCTGAAACATAAGCACGACGAACTACGCCAGCTTCTGAAACACCCACAGACATACCAATAACCATGTCACCCAATGCGACTCCTGCGACAGTAATTGTGTCGGTAGCCGCACCTGCTGCACCTGAAGCTACAGATGCTGAGTCAAGAGTTGCGGAAACTGACCAAGTGTCGTTAAACAAGCCACGAAACGAGGCTTGATCTCGTTTTGCTACTACAGCGGTTGCTGATGCCATTTTGAATTCTCCTAATTAAGTTAAAAAAGTCCCCCCACCACTATGGCAAGGGGAGCAACTGCTATTAGGAAGGCACAACCAAAGCAAAAGCGGCATAGTCACGCAGTTCACCAACACCATAAAGGGTGTCAGCAGTGAACAATGTGCCAAGATACTCTTGTTTGTATTGTGTCTGTGAACGAATTGCCATTTGTTCAACCAGAACCATACCATCACGATGACCCATCAAGCACACACGGGCGATAGCAGTACCAGATGTAGGATAAGCGGCTGTGGCAGATGCTGAATCAGCATTGCTA